CCCCTGCGGCTTGCTTCCACCTTTCTTTTCGTCTTTCGGCTTGTCGTCCGCTTTCTGTGCCGCTACTGTCTGCGGCTGTGTATAACCTACAATCTTCATGCTTTCATCTCCTGCTTGATGTCTGCACCGTTATAGCTGGCATAAACGCCCGCTGTCTTGTTCTCGTACATATCCGCAAGACCATACTCGCGGAAATTGAAAATCCATGCGTCAGCGTCGGGGTTGTCCTCAGGTGGAATAGCCTTGTCAACGCGGTGCTTTGTGTACTGCATGATTGCGGATTTTTCGGCAATCAAGAAGTTAAGTGTGTGGCTTCCGTCTGTGTCTACCTCATAGTATGACGCAATGCTTGCAGTTGCTGGCTCTGCGACAACTGTAAATACATAAGGTGAAGCCGATGTGCCCGCGCCGCTTCTTGTGTAGTATGTCTTACCGTCGACAACTGCTTCGTCGGTTGTTGCCTTGAACTTTGTTGCAACCTTTGTAAAGCCGCCCTTTGTTTCGCCCGATGTTTTACCGTCGAGCAATCCGACCAATGTCATAAAGCGGGCTGTTGGTACTTTGGTAATTGTTGCAAATGCTCCCAAAATATCGCGGCTCTTGTTTGTGTCTACATTCTGCGCCGCAATGAGAAGGGCTGGTGTAATAAACAAGTGACGGTTTTCGCTTGGTACTTCGTCGTTATCCATTGCGGAGGTTGCTGTCTGCAATGCGGCGAGTACATCTGTACCAGCGGACAAGGTTTCCTTTTTCTTTGTGCCTGCCAAACTTGCATATTTAGCAAATCTGAAAGCGTCCTGTTCGGGTACGACTTTAGTACGGATAAACTCGGCGGCAAGTTTACCAAAGGCAAGCCCTGCGGTTTCCTCGTTATCCATGTTGTCAATGCTGAACTTACGACCGCGGTCATAATTGAACTGTACAGTTTCGTTAGTCATTGTAACATCGCCGTTTACATATCCACTGTTGCGGTCATAATCTCCCAAGCCGTCCATGTCGAGCTTAGGGATAACAATTTCGTTTGCGTTTGCGCCTGCCTGTGCGAGTGTTGCGTCGCTTTCGAGGACGGCGGTCTTTGATTCGTTCTGATAGACTTCGTCGAGAAGTGCTACATACTTCTTAAACTTTGCAATCTGATTAGCCATAGTTTAAATTCTCCTGTTTAGTCTTTTTTCGGCGGCAAGCCCATTACTGCCCGCGCCTGTGCGTCATCGTCTGACTTTCCGCCTTTTCCGCCCATTGCTGGAACTACGGGCGGGGTCGGTGCGTTCTCGTCTTTTAAGATGTCCGACTGGTCTTTTGTGATTTCGGCGAAAATATCATCAAGATTCTTTCCCTTGCTTTCGTCTGCGCCCAATGCTTCACACATTTTCGCGGTGATTGCGTCCTGTGTGATTTTGTTTACAAACTTTTTGCCCGAAAGGTAATCTTTTACTTTTCCCGAACGCTCTAAGCTGGCAATTTTTGCCGCGCTTTCTTCCTGCGATTTTTTAAGCTCTGTCTTGTACTTCTCGACATCGGCTTTTGTTTGGTCGTAGTCTTTGAACTTCTCCAGCGTTGTGTTGGCGGTTTCAAGCTGTTTCTTGATGTCGTCATAGTCGGCGAACTTCGCCTTTACGCCCTCGATGTCCTTGCCGTTCTCTTTCATAATCTTGTCGATTACTTCGGATTCCAGCCCCAAACTTTCCAAAAAATCACGCTTCATGTGTGTATCTCCCTACGCATTTTTTACGGCTTGCCAGCCAATAGGATAGAAACGGATTACGCGCCGTTTCGCCGCTATATACATAGTCATTTGTAAAAATGGCGTTGTATGCAAAAAAAAAGACGGCAGGGCGCGAGGTGCGGTGCGTTCCCGCCGTAGGTGTCTGTTGCTTATATAGTCATTCGCGGATTTCCTGCGCCGCCTGTGTGTTTACGATGTAGTCATAAACCTTTTGCCAATACCAAAAAGGCAGAAACAACCCGTCCTCGTTCGCCGTAAATGTTTCACCGTCCTTTATTTCAGTCCATACTAAATCGCCGTTTTTGTCGTAAGGGTCGGGCGGGTAGTATTGCGGGGCGGGCTTACTTTCCGCCGTGCGCGTAGTTGTGCAACTGTTCAGCCATAGTGTGCAAATCGTCAGAATGATTGCCAGTGTTAGCGTCATTCTTGATTTTTTCCGCTTCGGTGATGATGTCCGCCGTGTGCTGTGCATTTGCCGCCCCCTCTTGTCTAATTTTATTTTCTTCCCGTTCGTGCCGCTTGCGCTCCATGTTTAGGGCGGTCGCTCCGATTCCCAATGTAGCGACCAGCGCGAACGCAAGCCCCGTAATTATCCAGCCCGCTATTGTCATTTTGCCTTGTCCTCATAAATCTTTTTCTGCCATACATTCACGCCCAAATAGCCGAGCGGAATAAAACATAAAGGCTGAGCGATTGTCATAAAATCAATTCTGTTTGCGATTACGATAAATGACACCATGCCGATAGCCCAAAGCGTTACCCATAATTTAGCCGATGTTAATTTGTTTCTTTTCGGCTGTTCTTTCTGTTCCTGTGTTTCTGTTGTCTTTGCTTCTTCCATTCGTTTAGTTCTCCTTTGTGTATAATTCGCGGGTTCTTACGAGCCGCGCTATCAGCTCCGCCGTCCAGTTGCACATTCGGTTTTTAAATTCGGGGGTCTTGTATTCCTCGCTTATGCTGAATGTGTAGACCAAATTGCAGATTGTAGCCTGTTTATCCTGTACATACATGGGCGTATCTGTGATGTGGTTGAACATTACCCATTCAATCACTTTGTCGTAGACGCGCTCTAAAATGTACTTTGTGAAATATCCGCCGTATTCGGGTTTTTCGGGGATTTTCCCCTCAATGCTCATAATAAAATCGTGTGCGGCTTCCACTTGCCGCCGTATGATTTCCCGCTCTTTTTCTGCCTGTCCGATTCGCAGATGTTTTGTATTGATTGCGACCGTACCGCTTTTTACAAGAACGATTGCAAAAATCACGATTACGGCTAGAAAAATCAATACTTCCCATGAGTTCGCGCTGGTCAATACTTGGCTTATTGCTTCCCACATTATGCTTGCCCCCTTGTGATAGCGTCTTTCACGCTTGCGCGGAAAGCGTCTAATAGTTCGGGCTTTCTAGTCCATAAGCGCGGGCAGTCTTTCCAGCCTACGATGTCGTGATGTGTCGTGATGTCGTCCGCCGTGAGTTTGTGCCGCTTGCACAGGTAGGCGCACAAATCAATGGCGGCGTTTATTGTTTTTTCCGTAAAATTGCCGTCGTAGTCGGTCGGACAAAGTTCTATCCCGATTGTGCAAAAGTTCGGGCTTGTAGTCTGCCAATGTACGGCAAAATGTCCGTATTTCTTGCGGGCGTAGTCGGTGTAAAACTGCCCGCTTGCTGGGTCTTTCTGATTCGTTCCGCAATGGTACGCTATTTCATTCGTCGGGATTATCTGTAAAACCTCGCCGTCTTGTCCGATGATGTAATGAGCCGAACCATAGCCGCCCATGCCTGTTTTTTTTGCTTCAAAAAACAGGCGGTTTTGTTCCGCGTTTGCGTGCGGGTTTGCCGTCCAATGAATTACAATGCCGCGCAGTTCCTTTATTGGTGTCTGCGGTCTGCTGTATTCGTTCGGCGTTAATAATTTTTGTGTGATTGCCATTTCTTGCCCTCTGTCGATATAGTCATTCGGGCAAAAATAAAGCCCTGCACCATTGCAGGGCTGATTTTGAAAAATGTAGTTTTAAACTTGTTTTTCTGTGTCGGCGGATAATTTGTCAATTTTCGCTAGAAAGAAGTTTTAAACTTGGTTGTAGCGCGTCTGCGGGGCTGTTTTTAGCCGTTGTATATTGGCTTTAGTGCCGCTAGTGTCGGGTTCTCTTTCTTAAAAATCTTTATTTGTTCGGCGGTCAGTTTTTCGGGGTAGTCCGTCCAAAAATTAAACACCGTTTTTCCGTCGAATGAAAAAAGTATTGTATCTTCTCTATTGTCTTCGGGGTCTACCCAATAAATCAATTTTTCGTCAGATTCTTTTTCAAAAATCATTTTGCCCAGCCCCCAATTCCTTTAATTTGTGCGCTTTCTGCTGTATTTAGGTACTGCATTAACTCTATAAACTCGCGGCTTTTTGAAAGTGATTCAAGTTCGATTAAATACGCCGTCTGATAATATTTTCGGCGTATCTTGCAAGCAAATCTATCTTTGAATGTGTTTTCTTCAAAGTTTTTCCAGCCGTTTACTCCCGAACTCTGCATTTCCAAAAATTGACGCGTTCCGTCTTTTAGTTTTCTTACGATTGCCGCATGACGACCTACGCCCAGCTTGTATTCTTTGCCGACTTCTAGGTGGCTCAATAATTCATAGCCCGCTTTTATTTGGTTTGTTTCCGTAACTGTAAAACTCTTTACGCCGTTAAACTTTGCCATTTCAAGCGATGTGGTTCTATCTGCGAATAAATCAAGGCTTTTTCCGCCCCTAAAGTCCAATACATCAAAACCGCCTTTATTTGCGATGTAGGCATTTGCGACGCTTGAACAACTGCCGCCTGTTTTATCGCCGCCCGCCAGCCTTGCTATAATATCCGCTTCTGTTGGCTGTTTTTCAAATGCAAATACAGGGCGGCTTTCAATCTTTAGCAGTTCCGCATATTCGCGGGCTTGGCTTTTTGGGTTATCAATCAGAGTTTTTAGTTTTTCCTCTGTTGCCTGTGCGGTTGCGACGCTCGGTGTTATCGTTGGCGTTGTTGTCGGTTTCGTGGTTGGGGTAGGTGCTGGCGGTTGTAGTGTTCTGCTTGGCACAATTCCGCTAGGCTGTTTTCCGCTCGTTCCTACATATTCCCTCGCGCTGTCGCGGGCTATTCCCGTCTGCTTGGTAAAATCACGCGCCGCCGCTTGCCATTTGCCGAGTTTCCGCCGCGCTTTAGTGTTGTCTACGCCCGCCGCTTCCTGTGTCAGTGCTTCGCGCTTGTAGTGCCTTATATTCCGCTCGATTCCGCGCAGTTTCTGCTCGCCCTCGTAGCGTGTCATTTCCTGCCCGTTGAAGTTCACTTTTTCGCTTGCCATTTCGTCTAAATCGTCCTGCGTGTAGTGTTCTTCCATGCCCTCAAAATATGGATAAAATGAGTGCTTGCAGTTTATGCCGCATAATCCCGTAACGCTTCCCAATTCGCAAACGGTGTAAAGCTGTTGCTTTGTGTAAATCTTACCTTGCCATGCTTCATGTTCGGGGCGCGCTCCCATGTGTGCCGTTACCTCGAACTTTTCAACGCCCAATTCTTCCGCGTTGCTCAATGTCTGATTTGCCACTGTTTGGTTTATGCTGGTCAGTATGTTCATGCGGACGGCTGATTCTATGGAGCGGGTGACGGGTCGCCCGTTCTCGTAGTGAACCGTAGTTATTCCGCGCTTGCTTAGTTCGTCCGCCGCGTTTTTCATTGCGGTATCATAATCGAACGCGCCCGACTGTGTTTGCATATATACGTGGTTAGCCTGTTGCACGAACTGTGTTTCTGTCGTTGCCGCCGTGGTAAGCGTGAGCCGTGATAAATCGCTGTGACATTTTTGAATTGTTGAAAGCATTTGCTGGGCGTTCGGCGCGGAAACGGTGCGACCTGTTGCCGCCTTAAATATAAGGTTGTCGTTCCTTGCGTTTGTTTCCAGCGCGTCTGTGAATATGTCTTTAATCTGCTTCACTATCGCCTTGTCATATTTCGCCAAAATCCGCCCGATGTTCTTTTTAAGCCCGCCCGCTTCTGCTAACATCTGCGCTTGCCATTTTGTAGCGTCCGTTACTTTGCCGATTCGTGCCAATCGTCGCGCCATATCCTGCAATATGTCGGTTTCAAGCTGTGAGTAGATTTCTATGATTTCATCGGACAAACCGTCCAAATATCGCGGCGATAGCATTTTAAAACTTGTCCCGCAAAATCCGCCATGCAAATACTATACGGCGGTGCAATGGGTAATGATTGATTGCATAGCGCAAGCTGTTCAATACAGCGCGGTCGTTCTTTGTGATTTCCTTTTTCTGTTTGTTCATTCTTGCCATTTTCTACGCTCCAAAATTAAAAGGGTCTGCGGGTGTTGGTTCTACTGGCGCGTTTGCCTTTGCCTGTGCTTCGTCCTCGCCGTAGAAGTCTTTGCGGTATTCCCATTTGTTTTTTACGCCCGCGCTGATTTCCTGTAATGCCATTTGTTTAGCCGCCGTTTCGTCTTTGCGGGTCGCGTCGTTGTTCCATGTCACTTTTATGTTTGCGTTGTTCGCGCCGATTCCGTAAGCCGCCGCCATGTGCGCCAATACTGCCGCCGTGTGGTGGTATTTTGTTTCTATTTCGTCCTCGATTTTGTCAACGATTGCGTAAAGTTCGCTTCGTCCGCCGCTGTACTGTGTCGCGGTCTGCTGTACGCTCTCCATGTCGCTAATTGTTCCCTTTCCTAAGTTACAGGTCAATTCAATGCGGCGCAGTATCTGCTGGAGCATTTCATTTTGTGCGGCTGTCCGCAGTGTCGGGGCGTGTTCGATGATTTTCTTTCCCTCGGTGCTTCCGTCGCCCTCGACCTGTACTAAAAGGCGGTTTAGTTCGGGTGTCATTTTTACGCCTGTCGCTTCGCCGTTCCTTTTCTGCCGTTTTGCGAACATATCACGGTCGGCAAATATGCGCATTTCGCCGCCTTTCTGCTCCCAGTTCATGCGCTCAAACTGTTCGTCCGCGTCCTTAATCAAATCTTCCGCGCCCGCAATTACGGGAACGGGAACATTAGAGCCGTCTACCTTGTTTACGGCGTGGTTTCTGAACTCTATAATCATCGGGAACGCTACTTTTTCCCACGCGTAAATCGGCGTTATGTCTGCGGTCTGCGGGCAGTCGCTTAAATCCGTTTTACGCAATGAGCCGCCCTCGTTCCTGTACAATGAACATTCTACGGTATGGGTTTTGTTTTCGTAGGTATGTTTTTCGGTAAGTAGCCATTTTTTAGAGCCGTTCTGTATCTGCTTCAAAATCAATGCGCCCGTAAGCGTTCCGTCAAAATCGTATGTAGTCGGCAGATAGTTACCCAGCGGGAGCGTTTCATACTGTAATTTGCCGTTGGTGTAAATCGGGCGTATAATGCACCCGCCTATAAGCGCGATGTAGTCTACAATCTTGTCTACATTCTTGTTGATGTGTTCCATTGCGCTTTTAATGGCTTCGTTTTTTACTTCCAGCCCGATTTCGCGGGAAACGAGCATATCAAGCCGCCCCTCTATCTGCTCCAATACTCCGCATGGCGGGGCTTTTTCGTTCCACGGCGCGTTGCCGCTTGCCATGTTCGACCACAATTCAATAGCGTTATACATTTCGCTTGAAAGGTTTGTGTCAATGCCCGTAATTTCCTTTAGTGAATAATTGTGAAACAATCCTAGAATGTTCATAAAAAAGCCCCTTATTTTCTCAAACATTTTATGCCCTCGCTGTTATAGTCATTTACTCGCCCGCGTGTCGCCACACTGGTTCTAGCGCGTAGCGGGTTAGTGCTAAATAGTGGTCGGGTTGCCCCTGCGGGTAGCCTGTCATTATTTCACCCGTGCGTTTGTCTATTTCATACTCGTACAGCGTGAACTCGTCGGCGGCATGAGGGCAACGGGTGGGGTCAATTACAATTTTCTTTAGCGATTGAAGCCATTTAAAACCCGCGTCTAAATATTTTGTACCGCCCAGCTTTGCCTTATTCGCTCCGTGAATGTTCCAGCCGTAAGCGTGAAAATCAGCTACACTTTTAGGCTCTGCGCTATCTGCTGTTATGTAGTCGTCCATGTAGTTGTATATCGGTTTGCCGTTTTCGCCCGTGTATTTGGCTTTCAGCTTCTTATCAAGTGCCGCGCTCGCTTGGTCGTTTCCGTGTTTATACAATGCGAGTTCGTCAAAAATATAAAGCGTTGCATTTCTTGCGTCGTATGCCATTTCGCCCCACATGAACGGGTCGGGATAATAGCCCCAGTCTATGCCGTGATATACCCACTCAAACTCTTTTATTTCTGCGTCGGTGATTTCGCGCAATTCGATATTTTCAAAGATGTTTAATCCTGTACCCGTTGCAATGCCAAGATAAATATTTTCATACGCTCGCGGGTTTGTCGCTTTTGTCTGCTCAATGTCATGCAGAATAGCGTCGCCGAGCCATTCGCGCGGTATATCTTCGTATGTGGTATGAATAATCATGCGGTTAGGGTCGGGGGTTGCCGCTTCCCTGTTGCACCAATGCCTTGTTGCGCTTGGTGGGTTGTAGGATTCAAAGATGTAGAATGTTTCGCCGCCGCGCAATGCTGATATTTTTATATTCTGCAATTCTGCGGGGCTGAACTCTGTTTTTTCCTCTACCCACAAAATAGCAAAGTAGCCGTTTGAAACTTTGATAGATTTTATCTTTTCGGGGTCGTCACTTCCTGCAAAGATTATTTGCTGTTTGCGCCCGTCTTTTCTTGTATATGTTATAGGCAATGCCGCCGTTTCGCTTTTCGGTATCTTAAACCCCGCTTTTTTCCTGTTTCCTTTTCGTAGGTGCAATTTATCTATAGCCCACACGATTTGTTCAAATACGGAACGGCGGAGCGTCTTTCCTGTCTTACGGATAATTAAGGCGTTATAATTCGGAAACATTACAATCAGCAATACAATAACAATGCTGATAAATGAACTTTTACAGCTGGCGCGTCCGCCTGTGAAAGTGTAGCGTTCCTTTTTGTGGCTCATAATGGCACGGAAAGCCTTGTTATAAACTGTTGCGAAAATTGTATTACTGTCAATCGTCATTTTCTGCACCGTCCACTATGTTAATTGTGATGTCGGTATCTTCTGCGCTGTCGGCTGTCTGCTGGACTGTGATTTCTTCGCCGTAGCCCCTATCTTTTGCCTTTTTGCTCAAATACCACTTTGCGTCCGTTGTGTTGCCCTGCTTAATGCTGTTTATCAGCGTTGATTCTGCTACATCTTTTATTTGTTCGGTTTCATCTCTGAACGCTTGGCGGGTCTTATCCCATTTTTTAACATACGATTCGGCGGTAGACCATGCACAATCAAGCCGCGCCGCTATTATCGTAACAATCGCGCCGCTATCCTTTATCGCGTCTAAAACCTGCTCCTGTGTAAACCGTCTACCCATTCCCAATATTCCCAATTATTCATTTATTCAAGCCCGCCCGTACCGACTGCGTAGCCGTTTTCTTTCGCCCATGCCGTCCAGCGTTTTCTGATTACATCGCAATAATGCGGGTCAATCTCGCATAGTCTAGCCGTGCGCCCTGTCTTTGCCGCCGCTATCAGCGTTGAGCCGCTTCCGCCGAACGGGTCTAAAACAATATCCTCGCTTTTTGTGCTGTTCCTTATGAGCCGCGCTAAAATCTCAACGGGTTTCATTGTCGGGTGTTCCGCATTTCTCGGCGGTTTCTTTTCATAAATCACATCTTGCGGGGTTGCTCTCTCTATTCGCTTTAATTCTTCTATGAGTTCCTGTTTGCTCATTTTGTCGGGGTCTTTTCGCTGGTCTATTGCGGTCGATTCGTTTAATGCCCCGTAAAAGCTATGACTTCCGCCGTCTTTCCAGCCGTACATAATCGGCTCATGCTTCCACTTGTAATCGTTGTACGATAGCGTAAAAACATTCTTTACCCAAACTAAATATTGGTGCGGTTTATAGCCAGCTTCTTTGAGCGCGTTTATAAATGTGTCGCTGTTTACTTGTGCGTAGAAAATATAATAAGCCGCGCCCGCTTTCGCCACGCTAAACATCGCTTTGTATGCCGTTGTAAGAAATTGCTTAAACTCCGCGTCGCTCTTTTTGTCGTTGTCTATTTTAAGGCTTTCTTTTGTTTTGCCCGTGTAGTCTACATTATAGGGCGGGTCTGTCAGTATCAAATCCACTTTTGCCCCCCCCCATAAGCCGCGCGAGCGTTGCTTCGTCGGTGCTGTCGCCGCATATAAGCCGATGTTCGCCGAGTTCGTATATTTCGCCCGCCTTGCTCTGCGCTGGTTCATCTTCTCTTGCGGCTGGCGCGTTGTCGTCGTTCTTTGTGTCGTCATTCTGCAATACAGCCGACAAATCAAGTAACCCGTCGGGCAGTTTGATTTCTTCTAAGTTAATTTCCAGCCCGTTTAAAAAATCCTTTACGCTTTCCGCCGTCATTTCGCCGTATGTACTGCAAATGCGCAATAACAGATTTTTCGCCGCCGCTTCGTTCGGGCAGTCGATGTATACGACGGGCAGGGCGGGGATTTCCTCGCCTTGTGCCGCCATGTGCTTTAATACCTGTAACCGTCCGTGTCCGTCCAGCACCTTGTTCTTGCCCCCGTTCTTCCATACGAAAAAAGGGGTAGCAAAGCCGTAATCATGTATGCTTTTCTCAATCTTTTTTATGTCGTCGTCCGTCCGCTTCTTCAATCCGCCTTGAAACTCTGTGAGGGCGGAAAGCGGCAGTGTGTCTTTTGTGTCGCAAGTTATCCTCATGCTGATATAGTCATTTTTTTATTCTTCGTCGTCCTTTTTGTTGTCACAAAACAGCCACCCTAGAGCTATTCCGATTAAAGCACCTAATATAATACACTCAAAATAGCTCATTATATCCCCCTGTTTTTCTTTACCCTTCGCCCCAGCTTCAAATTAAATGCTTTTTCTGTTGCGTATCTTTCAAACGCCCTGTCGGTGCGGCATTTTTCGCGGCAGTCCTTGCACATCTCAAAAATGCGCAGTTCGTTTTCCGCGCCCGCCTTTTCGTTGTCGAATAGAACGCGGACAAAATAATCATCTTGAAAACATTTGTCGCAAAACTCACAATGTCCGAAGTCGTGATACATTTCTTGAATGTCGGGAACTGGCATTATTGCACCTCGCTTACATCTGATAGATGTATTGCGTAAACCCTGCGGTCAATTTGTAAATCGGTGTCTTTTCCGTTCACAATCTCAATATCTGTTATAGTGGCGGTCATATATGTATTTGTGTAGCCGAGCCGCAACTTGCAGAAAATTGGCTTTGTCATTTTATGCCGCCCTGCTAAAAATCCAAGTTCCCTATAAAGTCGGTCAGTCCAATAGGGTTTTACTTCCCGATACTCTATTGTTTTTTCGCCGCTCTTGATTTTCTCATACCATTGTTTTTTTAGTGGAAATATCAGCATTATAAAACCTCCCTGCAACAGCCGCCTTTTACTTGCGGCAGATTATCTACATACTTTGATTTTGAACTGAATATAGTTTTACATTTTTGACATTGAATTACTGAATATGCGGATTTATGCCAGCCGTATTTCGGGGATTCAAACGCGCTGTGATTGTGTTTGTAGTGGATTACAAGCCAGTTTTCTTTTCCGCAATTACAAGTTTTCATGTATGACATTTTCTTTTACCTCACTTGCACAAAATTTTTCATCATGGATTCGTTTTATTTTGTTGAAACATTTTGAGCATAGTGTTATACAAATCCCGCATTGTGAACGCCCGATTTTTACAGCAAATAATTTATTTGGGTTCTTTTCGCCGCAACTTGTACAATCGTCATGCTTGTATAATTCTGATTCTTCAATCATTTTTTTTCATGCTCCTTTTTCCATAATTCAATTACTTTTGCTTGTAAGCCCTCTAACGCTCCGTCATTTCTTGGAATAACACCCGAATTAACGAAGCATAAAATCCCGTATAAATCCGCTCTTAATTCGCAGAATTGATAATCTTCTTTGTATGGAAAACTCTCTAAATCTTCCGCCGCATAAAAAAATGTATTACAAATCATTTGTAATTCATCGTTTGTTAATTCAATAGTTATATTTCTTTTTCCATTTCTGCCGCTAGTGTATTCCGTGCTTCTCATTGCTTCCCCCTGTAAAATGTTTCCATGTCTACGAACTGCACGATTTTATCAACCTTGCGGGTGTAGAATAATTCGTGCTGGATTCGCAAATATAAATATGCGGTAAAACTTTCGCTTATCGCAAAATCCGATACTTTCAGATAGCGGGCGATTATGTAGGTAATGGCATTGTGCGCCTTTTCCTCTTTGTCGCTTCTGCATAGTTCCGCTATGTGCCTGTTTTTCTGCGCCTTAGTGCTGATGTACTTTAGCGCAATTTTATAACCCAGCGTGTACATGGAATTAAGCGCGTTTTGGTCGCCGTTTTCCTTATACGCCCACTGGTAGTTTAAAAGCCGCTCGTTGTCGCATTTCGGATTGTCAAAATGAGGCAGGGCGGGCTTTGGTTTCTCTGCTTCTTCGTTCGGTAACTCGCCAAAATCAAACTCCAGCTGGACGGGCTTCATTTAAGCCCCCCCCCGCCTTATGACGGCGCGGTAACTTTGCCCCGTAAACTCCACCACCTGTGCGCTTTCGGTTAGGCGGTCGGCGGCGGCGATTCCCACATAATTCAAAAAATCCTTTTTATTCTGATTGCTGATTAAAACCGTAGGCTTTCGGCGGTTGTAGCGTTCGTTGATAATCTGATAAAGCATATACTGCTCTTCTGCCACCACAACCCCGCGCCCGATTTCGTCAATTACTAAAAGGCTGGCGCGTCCGTAGGTGTCTAAAATGTCCGCTTCTGTTTCCTTTGCATTAAATGATTTTGCGCGGCGGATTTCCTCAACGATTGCGGGCGCAAGCCTGTAAAGCCCGCCGCACTCATATACAATGCCGCTTGCTAGGTGCGTTTTCCCTGTGCCGACCGTGCCTAAAAAAACGAGCGTCTGAAACTTCCCGCATTTTACAGCCTGTATGAAACTTTCGGCTTTTGCTTTCGCCTTGCGCCGCTCTTCCGTGTCGGTCTTGTATGTGTCTATGCTTTCGCTCCAGTAGCGTTCGGGCACTTGCCGCTGGTAGCGTTCTTTTTTCGCCCGCAAATCCTGCGCTTTTTCCCACGCTTTTATTTCTTCGTCGCGGGCTTGCCAATGTTCCGCGTCGATTTTAAGTAAGTCCGATATTGTTTTAAATTCCCCCATTTTCTCCGCACCTCTTTTTTTTGTTTTTACATCAGATTAAAATAATCTTCGGGTATCTCGTTTTCTTTGCCCCACATCGCGCCCGCTTTCTTGCTTCCGCCTGTGTTCTCGTTTTTGCGCCGCTGTTCCCATGTGCGGACGCTTGCCCGCCAGTCTTTCATTTTTGCCGCGCCGACTTTCCAACCTTTACTTTCGTAAAAATCAAAGAAAGCCTGTGCGTCCAGCCCGTTCTTTCTTTCCTCGCAATATGCGCGGATTTCTTCAACGGTAGGCTTTACAAACGCCGCCGCTTTTTTGGGCTTTGCCGTCTGCGATTCTGCGGGGCTTTCTTCGGGCGTTGCCGCCTTTTGTTCCGCCTGTTCGGTTTTCGCTGGCTCTTCCCTCGCTGGTTTCGTTCTCTGCTGGTACTGCTGATAGCGTTTTTGAGCCGCTTCTTTCCGCTTCTCGCTGATTGCCTTGTATTTTTCAGCTTCTGCGTCTATACGGCGGGCAATTTTCGCCCACAATGCCATTACAAGCGTTCCGTCTTTAAACGGCGGGTTTTCGCCATACAGTCCGTAGTTTATCGTTGCTTGTATAAACTCGGTTTTGTATTGGTCGGGCAAATCCTCTATGTAGTCTTTGTGAAAAACAAATGATTCTCTCATTTTTTTCTCTCGTATTTCTGCGCTTCCATGTCGTAGATTCTGCGGCAAAGTTTTATTGCTTCGCCCGTGTTGCCGCTTATATCCAGCGCACCATTGCATTTC